GATGTCCGACAAGCTCTGAGCCGCAGGCATCAAGTAGCTGCTCAGATACTGATTGGCTTCAGCGGCAGGATTTGTAGTTGCTTGACTCAGGTATGGCGAGGCCGCCGCCAAAGGCGATGTAGCGTTTGTGGCGGAATTGAGCGTGTTTCCAGCGGCTGTCAGCGTGGGTTGATATGCCGATGCCGCACCAGTCACATCTTGGAATGCTTGCTGTTGCAGAGGCTGCGCACCAACGTATTGAGCATTTGTGCCAGCGGCTGTGCCCGCGTTAGCAAGGTTGCTCAAATAGTTGGTGTAATACGACGGCGCGTTGGTTGATACAAGTTGTGAGGACTGGAGCAAATTTGCCATGATTAACCTTTCATCGCCATCTTGAGGTATTCAAGAGGAGACTTTGCCTTTGGTGGGATTTTAGTGTCTGGAGCCGATCTTTTGTGCGCACGCAGTTCTTCGCGCATCTTGTCGAGCAATTTGGCGCCACGTTTGTTGTCGCCGCCGCCGATTGCCGTGACGAGCGGGGCGTCAAGCACCACCTCGCCGTCAGCGATCTGTGCTGGCACAAACTCACCTTCGTGGTGGTCGTGGTGCGGAAATTGGTTTTTGAAGTGCATCAAGGATTGGTAGCCAGCCTTGCTTGAGCCATCGCCCAGCGCGGCCACGGCGTCAGCGTCAATCACATAGTCGCCGTCGCGCAGCATGGCAGGAATGTCGTCCGATTGACCTGTGCCGCCGCCATGGGCGTAATAGCCTGTCACGCCTGTGATGAACTCAGGGTGATGACCTTCAGGGGCTGCATCTTCATATTTGTGGATGTCGCCACCATGAGCGCGGTGAATCATTCCGCTGAGTGGACCTTGCCCCATTTGACGCAATTGCGTCATTGGTGCGGCAGGCTGATGTCCTTGAGGACGCAAAACTTGTGGCTCAGTTGGTTTGACGAATGCAGGATTCAACATTTTGTTGATCTCAGCCAAACCACCTTCTGCGTATTTTGCATTCGACAAACCAGTGTCAATGACTTTGTTTGATGGGTTAATCAGAATGGAAGCCAGCTCAGGCACAAGGGATGAGTAAAGCTGTTTCAACTGATCTGGATTCAAAGCCTTTTCGCCGCTTGCCGTAAATTCAGACGGTGCGTTGGACATTGTGGGGTCTTGATAGTTGAAAGAACCGCCGCTGCCAGTTGTGCCGGGCGTAGCATTGACTCCTTGTTTTACCAAGTTTGATGGAGCTGTGGTGGGCAAAATTGCGTTTGCAAAATTTACCTTGGGCAAAATAATGTTGTTGGATGTGTCGGTAGGAGCCACAGCCGTGCCAAGCACATTTGGATTGTTGATGAATGAGTTTGGATCGCCAAGGTTGGCAGAGGCGTTTGGAGCGGTGTAGCCCAAAGCGCTTTCAGTGCCACCATCAAGCGTTGGCAACGTCAAGCCTTGCGCACCATTCATTGAGTTGAGGTTTGGTGATGTCGAAGTTGTTGCACCAAACCCACCAAGATTTTGTCCAGATGTCAGGCTTGTATCCAGACCAGACGAATAATCTGTCGTAGGCGCTTGATCTCCAGTCGCAGTTGGCAAAGATGAAACCGAAGGCAAACCACCAGATGCAGATGGTGAATTCACCAAACTGTTTAAGCCTGAGTTGCCCAAATTGTTGATGGCGGCAGACAAAGCCCCAGTAATTGGGTTTTTGCCAGTCAGTGCGGAGCTTGCTGCACCAGATGCAGCAGAGCCAGCAAGATTGCTTCCAGTTTCTGCTGCAACATCTTGACCAATTCCTGAAGCTGTATAGCTTACTGCGGCTTGTGTAAGTGCTTGAGTTGGAGATGCACCATGTGCCAAAGCATCACCAGCAGTCACGGCTGGCAATAATTCAGGTGCAACAATTGCCGTTGCAACTTTTGCAACCGTCCCAATTGGGTCTTGAATTGCGCTGGAAACAGTATTATTAATAATTGTTTCGGCAGTATTTAATGCACTTGATGCAACATTACCTACAGCATTTAATGCGCCACCAACTACATTAGAAAAACCACCCAAAATATCACCAAAAAGTCCGCCGCCACCTCCGTCACTTCCACTTTGTAATGGATTTGTTCCAGCAACTGCATTTGTAACATCTGAAACAACGTTTGTCACTGCATTAACGGCAGAAGACACAGGGCCATACAGTTTGATTTTTCTGTCGCCAACATGTCTAAAAGCCTCAAGCGGCAGATCAGGTATATCAAGAAGATGATTGTTTCTCATACTTTAGCCATCCAGTTGTATTTTGGCTTGTCAGAATGCTCAACATGGACGCCGAGTCGAATGAGCATTTGAACAATGCCGGGATTGTCAGCCTTGCCGTACACACGCTTGATGGGCGTGCTACGGATCACTTCAATAAAGTGAGGCAATGACCTCATTAATTGCATTGGAGTTTCTTGAGTGAATAAATGAAGTTCAACTTCATGATCACCAATATTGACCAAAAACAAAATGCTGTTGCCAGCCGACATCAATGAGCCTTTGCGGTCATGGATTTCTTTGGCAACATAAGTCAAAACTTTTGCTGGATCAACACCATGTTGTTGACAATCTGCCGTGATGATTTGTGAAGGTGTCATGTGTTCCCCAAGTTCATTATTCCTACCATGCTCTCAGCCCATTCTTGCCAAGTTGCAAATTGCCTGTGATCAGGTACGCCCGATTGGACAAAGTACCCGATGCCGTTCATTCCATCGACCCAGTCGCGCCATTTGTCCTCGGTGACGTGACCAAGTTGGTTTGACGCAAACAACTCTTCCATAAGACGACAGTAGTAGTCCCATGTCAAGTTGCGTGGGTCGTAGACGATCATGGGTTGCCCGTTCCGCGGACGTCGCCAGTGTCAAGGCTCAAGATCACTCGACCCATGTAGTAATTGCCGCCCAAAGTATTTGACTGGAAGCGCAGACGCATCTCACGACGCTGCTCACGCATGTCCACTTTCAGGGTGGTCGGATCAAAATAATAAGGGTCTGATGTGATGTCAGTGTCATCAGCATAGCCTTTACCAGTGACGATCACAGACATTTGACCAGATTGGACAAAGTCAGGCTCAATGCGTTCGCAACGAGTCCACATGTTGTCGCCGGGCTGTTGTTGAGAACCCACCAAACCTGCATATGTGCCCAAGGAAGGCGTCTCAAAATATGAGTTGATGGCGTTGACTTGATCGGTGTAAATCTGGTCTGTACCAGTCTCGTGCTGCCACAAGGTGTAGAACTGGCTCATTGTTGCCGTGATGGTCAAACCTGTTCCGCCAGATGGTGCTCGTGCAATTGTTGACGTGATGCCCACCAATGGGTTTGGATACGACCCGCCGTTGATGATTGAAAGACCAGTAACCGAGCTGCCTGACACGCTGGTAACAATCAAAGCAGCAGGCGGGTTTCCAGCGCCACCAGACACCGTGATCGTGTCATTGATGGCATAATCTGTACCGCTTGCGTTGATGGTCACTGAAGTGATTTGATAGCCTTGTGATACGTTTCCACCCCAAACTGGGAATCGGAAAACCTCGGAGAACGCTCCAGCCGATCGAGTTGCAGCAGGAGATTGACCAGCGTCGTACCAAACCTTTTCACGCACGTTGTAGACAACTGCATCGGTGCACTCCGTAGCACTCCCTCGTGGGTAAAAGAACCAAATTTCTCCCCACCGTGGAATCTTGCTCACCCAAACTTTTTGACGTTGTTGGTAGTTGAGATTGTCAAAGAACCAGTTTTGGTTTTGACTGTTTGGAATTTCTTGAACAACGCCGTTGTACATCAAGAAGCGATCGACGCCTGCCCAGTAAAAGATGCCATCGTATTCAATGACGCACTGGCTGGACATGATGGACGACTGTTGCGTGATCAAGTCATAACGCCAGTAGTAGTTCACAGACCCCACAGACTGCGGTGCATAGGTCACCCGCACGACTGAGTCTAGCGTCCAGAAAAGTCCAGCAGGCGACGTTGTGCCACCACGCAAAGGCAATCCTTTGACGACCTTTGTGGATGAGACGTTGTTGGCGTTGGCATCACCTTGAGTCCAGTTGTTGAAGTCACCTGCTGCGCAGTTTTGGATCAGCCCGTTGTTTCCATAGGCAAACAAGTAAGGGTAGAGCATCACCACGCCACCCGACACGCTGATGTTATTGTCGAATGTAAAGGTGTAGGTGCCAGACGATGTGGCGTTGGCGCTCAAAGTGGCTGTGTAAACGCCGCCAGTGACAATTGCCGACACCACGGTGGTGCCTGCTGGAATGCCTGTACCGCTCACCGCAACACCCGGACCAACGCCCAGAATGGTCGTTGCAAAGGTCATTTGATTTGAGGTGGAGGTAATGGTGCCAGATGCTGTGAAAACGCCTACGGGATTCAATGTTGTGCCCGTAAATTGACCAAACAATGGTCGGGTGTTGACGGTGCTGGTGATGTCGGTCAAATTTTGTCCGGGGTGAGCAATCAACATATTGCTGCCGCCACCAGTGGAGTCATAACCAATATCCATTTGCCACAAGTTGTTGGCATTGGCGCTGAAACTGTTCAACGTGAAGTTGACTGGACCAGTACCCACGCCATCGGTTGCCGCCGTTACCCACTGTTGCAAACCGCCGCTGTAGCCAGAGACAATGTAGTTCAGGCCGTTGCTGGCGCTCATAATCATGCCGCGGGAGATGCCAGCAGCATCCAAAAAGATGCCCTTGTAGCCTCCCATTTTGCGAGGCAAGCCACTTTGAAAACGCACCCATTGGCCATCCACGTAGCATGGCGAATTGAATTGCGTGCCATCGCGTTGGATGCCGGGCTTGATCTGAAGTGCAACGACCTTTGATGTCATTAAAACGCTCCGCCGGGAATGCCTACGGGCACAAACAATCCGCTTGCGCTGAGTGTCAAAGCGTTTGATCCGCCCACGGTAAATCCAATCTGACCGCTTCCCACCAAGTACATGCCTGTTGTGAGGTTGCCAAGGAAATTCAAAGAAGGTGCGCCAGCAGAGCCAACGCCAAGGGTCAATGAAGCGCCAGACACTGTGGCAGTCTGCGCGTTGTAGACGTTTGTGCCATCACAAATTGCAATGATCGTTTGACCTTGCGGCAACGTCAAAGTCGATCCGCCCGAGGCCGATGTCTTGAATGTCAGCGTGTACGAGCCACTTGTGTTGTTTTGGAATGAATACAACTGAACAGTTGAAGGCAAAATCACAATCTGGTTGGATGCCAGCGTGCCGCTGTATTCTTGAATGGTGTTTGACGCCTGAGTCGCCGACAGCGTGGTTGTGCCGCCAGTCACTGTGACTTGCAATTGAGTGTAGTAGAAGGTGTTTGAGCGACCATAAGCAAAGGTATTGAACCCTGAGCCGTTGGAAACAATCACCAACGACTCAGTGATCTGCAATTGTTGCGATGGGTTGCCGTCAATCGTGTCTGTGCCTTGAGGCTGAATAGTCAAGATGCCTGTGCCGCTGTTTCGGATCATGGCAAACCAACTGTTGCCCACCAACGATGAGGAAGGCAAACTAACTGTTCCCGCACCACCTTCCCAAACATAAAACGATGCACGATCGCTGGCTTGCAAAGTGTAGCCAGAGTAAATCGTGTTGACGTCATATGCTTGGTTCAACGTAGTGTTGATGGCCAACAGACCATAGCCTGCCAGCGTTGCTGCGTTTGCCGAAGATGTGCCAGCGCCAAAGGTCACCACAGCCCATACACCATTGACCGTGGTGTTGTCGGTCAAATAGATGAATTCAGCAATTCCCGATGGAATGCTTGAAATTGTGTTTACGCCGTTGTCAGTCACCGTAAAGGCGTTTGAGCCAATGTTTCGGATGATGACGCTTTGACCCTCAGACACTTGCGTGGCTGGGGGCATGATCAGATGCAATCCTGTGGTTGTTGCTGTGACGTCAATGATGTTGGCCACCACGTTGGTGGTGTTGCCGTTGATTGGCCACTGCAATGCTGTGTCTGTGCTGATGGTTAACGGCTCATACCCAACTTGCGATGGGTTGATCGTTAAACCAGAATATGGGTCGATGTATGTTGTCATGATTAAGAATCCACGGCCACGGCCTGTCTATCCCCAACACGAGCCACATCCTCGGTTTTCAGGGCGTTGATTGCTTCAGAATATTTTTGCTGAAAGATTGCTCGGCTGTCGTTCTTCAAGAATGGCATGGCCTGCAAAAGAGTTCCGTATAGCATCGCATTGGGAGCATACTGGGTCAGCCAGTTGGTTTGATTGGTTGAACTCAAAGGCGCAATCCGTTCGTAAAACAACACCTCAAAAGTGTAGTTTTGATCGGGTGTTGGTGCCAAGTACCAGTGTTGGTAGTCGGTGTCAGCGTAAAACTGTGGTGTTGCATTGGTTGCGGCATTTGGCCAGTAGTTCAACAAATATTCCAACTTGCGCAACAAAACGGGCTGTGTTTGTCCAGCATTGTTCAATGTGAGCGACACCGTTTTGCGCCAGCGTGCAGGCTTGGCCAAGATTGGGTTTCCTGCGGTCATGGTGGCCGTGGCCACAGTCAACTGACCCAAGGTCTTGATCTCTTGGGCAATTTCAAATTCAGCCAAAGTGATGAAAGTTGGAATGGCGTTGACGACAGCGGCGTCACTGCGCTCCAGATATTGAAGAACGATTGACGTCAGACTGTCATAGGTCATCACCCATGACGGAGTTATTGTGGCTGGTGTAACGGTCGCCATGTGAGTCCTTTACGGTTGCGTGATTGTCCCATTAAGCGCTTAGAACGGCAATAGCATGTTTTGTCAATGCTACCCGTTCGTCTAGCCCAAATGTGCCGCCGTTGATGATTTTGGTGACTTTTGTCCAGTCTTCTGCGGCCGCCGCAGCGTTCAGGTTGTGGGTTGACCAAAACCAGCCTGCACTCAGCGCAGCGTATTTAGGTGTGGACACCAGATCGGGGTTGGCCACAAGATCGGTACCGATGGCCTGACCGCAGTGCCAGTAGCCATCATGCCCCGTGAGTTGGATCGCACCCCGACCTCGGAACCGATACCCGTCCCCAGACGCTTCGTCACGATTGCCCATGCGTGAGGCGTAAACTTTGTTGGCGATGCGTTGCGGCTGGTGCGAGTAGGCATTTGCAATCTCCATGGTTGGGAACCGTTGTGGCCACAATTGGTGCAACGTCTCGGCCTTGTAGTTCAGATTCTCCTCCAAAGTCTTGAAGTGATTGCACTCATGGCTGCACTGGCCAATAAAAGCCGCCTGCTCATCCACGTTGACAAGCCCAAACTGCTGAAATGTCTCATTGAGGGGATCAACCCATTCAGCACCAATTCCTAATTGATGTAGCTGTGCGGCCGTAATCATTTTTTGCCCCCGTTCATCACTTTGAAGACTTCCATGTAAGCGTCAATGCAGGCATTTAATTGCCTTGTGTTGGCGTCGCCTTGGTCGGTGATGGCGACAAGAGATTGAGCAGCCGCTGGGTCAAGTTCGGCTCTTGCTTGAACGCTATTTCCGCAGGAAGAGGCGGCATCTGAGGAGGCTGGTACGGGGCGGGTGGCGATAGAAAGCCGCAACTGGCCAGAGGCAATAGCAGCATCACGCTTTTGTATTTGAACTTTGGCATCTTGGTTGGCCTTCACAAGTTGAGTTGATAGGTCGGTCACACGCTGGGCAGC